CAGCATCTGCGTTCATCGACGCTTAATAAGCGTCCTAATCCTGCTTCTATGGTTGATGGTCAAGTGGCCATTAACTATGCAAGTGGCGCTCCCGGCATGTTCTTCAAGGACAGCAATGGAAGCTTGGTAAAAGTGGGGCCTGTGCATGTGGGTAGCGGTGCTCCTAATGCCGTACCTGCGAGTGGTGGCACTGCCGGTAATTCCTTGGGAGAGCAATGGCTTGATACCAGTGGTGGCACTTACGTGTTTAAGATTTGGGACGGCAGTGCATGGCGTAGTGAAGCTGGTGAATTTGTAAACGTCACTGGCGATACGATGACTGGCGCATTGGGAATTATCGCAGGCAGCGCTGGGTCTCCATCGCTTTTTATAAGCGGGGACGCAAATACTGGACTGTATTCCCCCGGCGCGGACCAAGTAGCCATCTCGACTAATGGCACGGGGCGGATAACCGTTCAATCTGACGGAAACGTACTTATTGGCGCAACTGGATTAGCAAATAGGCTTTTAACCGTTAATCAAACAGGAATAACTGGCGGGGAATATGGCATCAGTATATCACAAACAAGTGCAACTAGTAATGCACTTGAACTAACTATCGACTCGGCGAATGCACTCTCAAAGCTTTTTCAAAAAAGCACTATCCCGCTCGTTTTTGGAACTAATGATACCGAGCGGATGCGCCTGGACTCAAATGGCCGCTTAGGTCTGGGGACTAGTAGCCCTGGACATGCTTTTGATTGCGTTGCAAGTAGCGCTGGTGTTGTCGCGGCAAGGTTCAGGGGAAATTCTAGTGGAAACAATAATACCCAAATTCGTTTCTATGGAGCCAATACCGCAACGGACCAATGGGCGGTTGGTAATGCCGTTGCCACGGATGATGCTACCAGAAACTTTGATATTTATGATCTTGTATCCAATGCAAATAGACTCAGGATTGATTCCTCAGGCCGCGTAGGGATTGGCACTACTAATCCTAGGTTTGCTGTATCCATTGGATCAACAGCAGGAGCGGGGGTTGTAAACCCAGATACATTAGATCTTGGTGGCACTTACTCAAGCGTGGCCGGAGCTAATGCAAAGCTCCGTGTGTATTGGGACGGGACTGATACTTTTGGTTTTGGTGTGTCGCCTGGCCAGCTTGAGTACACAGTGCCTTCGTCCTCGTCCCATGTTTTTTACCAAGGTGCAACGCAATCAGCGAAAATCGACAGCTCCGGCAGGTTGTTAGTTGGCACGTCCTCGCAGTCTGGCGGATCACTCTTACAAGTAAACGACAATCGCATCAGAATTGCGACAGCAAAAACACCGGCATCGGCTACCGATACTGGCGTAGCTGGCGAGATATGCTGGGATGCTAATTACGTCTATGTCTGCACTGCTACGAACACATGGAAGCGCTCAGCAATCAGCACATGGTGATGACGTGTCCCGCGCTGCGTCAGTGCAACATCTGCAAGGAGCACAAACCGCAGACTGACTTCTACAAAGTCAAGCGGGCAAAGAAGGACATTCTTGGTGTGCCTCGTATTTCACGCTGCCGTCAGTGCGAGATACAGAAGTACATGGAGCTGGATCCACGGCAGAAGATGGTCTACGCGGCTCGCAATCGGGCTCGCATCGCCGGACTGGACTGCACCATCACAAAGGACGACATTGAGATTCCCGAAACCTGTCCGGTGTTGGGCATCCCACTGTTCGCTCGTGTTGGCGCTGGCAGATCAAACCGCGATCAAGTGGAGAACTCCCCGAGCCTGGATCGGATCGACAACAGCAAGGGGTATGTGCCCGGCAACATTGCAGTCATCTCGATGCGAGCAAACATGATCAAGAACAACGCCACGCTTGCTGAACTGAAGGCCATCGTGGCCTACATAGAAGCCAGCCAGAGCCAGTAAACCTACTCTCTACTGCCGATCAAGCGTATAGTGGTGGGGCAGCGAGTTTGCACCTCCTGCCCCTGGCCACAGTTCTCTAGAAACCATGACCCAAGAAGATTACTCCAAAGTGCCACCGCCGCACCTGCTCAAAAAGTTCTCCGAGCAAGCACGAGAGGACAGCCAGAAGCGGGGCCATGCGGGCTACTGCAAGACCTTCGCCAAGCTCTGCATCGACTGGGCGCTGAACTCCAAATCATCTCCTAATAATCTCCAAATTAGGAGTTCCGATCTGGACGTAACGATTGCATTGGTGCAGCAGTGGACTGATGAGATCTACGGCGGTCCCGGTGCAGTTGTCGGTAGTGACGACATTTGCTTAGCCAAGCTGGCTGCTCAGTACGGCGCCGATCAGGAGCTGGAGGCGTGCTGTGAGTGGCTGAAAGCCAAGCACTGGATTGAGCCTGAATTTGTTGATGAACTCCGCGCCGCCCGCCGTCCGAAACCCGCAACACTGAAGGAGCAATCCCTGAAGCACTTAGAGGTGATGGAGCGGGACGGGCATTACCTGCCTGAAATCCTGCAAGATCTTCGTCGTGCAGTAGAGCAGCTCGATGACTAAGTGGTTTTCTGTTCGCAAGGCAGACTTCGACAAAACTTTGTTTTTCGGCGTTGGTATCGGCGGCGACTTGCCAGAGACCACGCTTGCGCTTTTCTTTGTTATTGGCGAACACGTCATTTGCATTGGTCCCCACAAGTAGTCATTACCACTTCTATGTCTGAGCTTTCACTTGCTGCGCAGGCGGTGCTGGATGCTGCTTTCCCCGTCTACGACGAAGAGGAACACCTTTACGTCGCCACTGGCGAACAACATGCAGGCATGATTGCCGCCGCCGCCCTGCGAGCGGCTGCGGATCAGGTGGTGCCACTTGCCGATGTCGCACCCCAAGAAGACCTTGAAAGTCGAAGGGAGGCAATGGCCTGGGGGATGCAACACCAGACACAGCTCACTCGCTACCAACTCCTCGCCATCGCTGATGAGCTTGAAGCCCAGTAGTCACCTTCGTTTCTATGTCTGAATACAAGATGAACTTAATTGCAACATTTAAAGTCCCCGTTACTGTCTCTTTAAGCATTGAACAACAGAAAGAAGCGCGACAAGCTGTTAATTGCTTTTATCTTGGAGATCCAGAATGTAATGTTTTGAACCCAGAAACAATGCAGTATGAAGCTAAGTATCCACAAAAAGAAACGTCTGAATTCAAGAAAGCCTGTCGCAATATTGCTCAGGACGCAACAGAATACTTAACTATTGGTCTTGACTCATCTGGCCGGCTTTCCATCCTGTAAGGCGCCCGCAATTCCCGCACCTTGATCTGCCTTTGCATCGTCTAAACTAACAAAGACCATTCTTTTTAACCATGGCAATCACTTACCAATGGGGCGTTGCAAATCTGGAACGCCACCTTGCTGATGGAATCGTCTACACGGTTCACTATACAATTTCGGCTGATGATGGCACGTATGCTAGTTCGGCGTATGGCAGTCTTGGCCTTGAAGCGCCTGACGCAGATGATGAAATTCCCTATGCCCAACTCACGCCTGAAATCGTCACTGGCTGGGTGAAGGAAAAGTTTGGCGCTGAAAAAGTAGCAGAAATCGAAGCGGCATTGGCCGAACAGATTTCTCAACAGCGCACTCCCACTACAGGCAACGGCCTGCCCTGGAATAGCTAAGCTTTTGTTTTCATCGTCTTTCCATGGCGGCAAAAAGCAAAATCGGCATCAGCGGGCAAAAGCTGTTCACGCCTGGTAAACCTAAAACTACAAGGCAGGGTAACGGCAAAAACAGTAAGGCCAGTCACGGGCGCAAGCTCCGCAAAGGACAAGGCAAATAAACAAGGGGCCGAAAGGCCCTTTCTTTTTGCGCTTACAATACAAGAAAGACAAGATTATCATGGGCCAAATTATTGCCGGTGGCGAGCAGTTTGAAACTCATATTGAAGCAGATTATCGGGGAAAGATTTTACAAAAAGGACCAGATAGTGGAGCCGTAGATGCTTTTGGAAGACAGCGGACAAGTGCTCCTTATACGCTTTTTGATAGCACAATGCGCTATGACAAGCGTCCTGATCAATGGTTTGACAGTATTGTTGGCAGTGGCACTTCCACTTTTTTAACGCATCAAAGCAGTGTGGCAATGAGTACCACCACTGCGTCGGGAGACACGGTTCTTCGTCGTACTAAGCAGAACTTTCCGTATCAGGCGGGTAAAAGCATGATGCTTTTGCAAAGTTTTGTTGGCGCTCCGCTTGCTTCTGGACTCATTCAAGAAGTGGGAATTTTCAATGACCAGAATGGTGTGATGCTACGCGCTAGTGGTACTACGGTGCAATTTGTTGTTAGAAGCTATGCATCTGGCACAGTCAATGAAGACGTAGTGAATCAAAGCGATTGGAATATTGACACGCTTTCTTCACTTAACTTTGCTAAAGCACAAATCTTTACTGCTGATTTGGAATGGCTTGGCGTGGGGCGCGTTAGGTGTGGTTTTGTTATTGACGGGGAAATAGTTTATTGCCACGAGTTTGAGCATTTCAACGCATTGGATAGCGTCTATATGACAACTGCTATTTTGCCATTGTCCTATCGCATTCATAATGCTTCCGCTCAAGCGTCTTCGGCGACAATGAAGCATGTGTGTTGCAGCCTGCTAAGCGAAGGCGGCTACGAGCCAGATGGTGCCATTTATTCAGTGTCGCATAGTCTTTCAACAGTACCCAACACTTCTGGCGAGCGCATCACTGCTGGCATTCGTATGGCCAGTGGTCGCACTGGTAATGTCATTCTTCCCGTCAGGATTTCTACGACCACTGCTTCTAGCGATGTAGTGCTGTGGCGATTACGGTTGAATCCTACGCTTTCTGGCGTTACTTGGAGCGCAGCCAGCAATGGTAGGGGCAATGTAGAAGTGACGACAAGCGGCACTGCTACGGGAGGCACTGTAATTGATTCTGGTTTTGTCAGTCAGGGCAGCGCTAATAACTATGCAGTGGCAGAAGCCATTCGCTTAGCGCTGGGGCAAAATGCCTCTGGCGTTAGCGACACGTTGATTCTTACCGTGGACACTGACGTGAACGCTAAAGCTTTAGGCATGATTGGCTGGGTGGAAGTGGTTTGATCAGCTAAGCTAAGAACTCTTGTCTTTCCTTCCATGGACGGCTTTAAAGACCAGTGGTACAAGCAACAAGTGGATCACATCTCTGAGGCTCTTCAAGAGCTGCTTACGGACGACGATCCTGCCGTTGCCATCAAGGGACTAAGCGAAGCTATTAGCGAGTGGGAAACCTACCACGAGAAGGAACTGGCTAAATGGAAGCGCCTTAGGGCGCTTCTGAGCTGGGAAGCTGGTACGTAATTCGCAGTTCTCCTCCTAGCGCCTTTACAGCCTCGCTAGCATCCGCTGGCGGGGCTGTTTCAATGAGGACAGACGGAACGATGGCATCAGGAAGAGGCGTCACCTTTGCTTCGGGGTAGAGGGAGCGAGCTTTCTCCGCTAATGCATTTGCTTTTGTTTCTTTTTCTTCTTTCTCCCATTGTTTCACCAATACTGCTACCTGCCCGTCTATTTTCTCCATTACGATTTTAGTTTTCCATTCTGCCCAGTCTTGACGACAATGCGCCATGAGCAGTTTGAACCATGAATTAAAAGCAAGAGAGGGCCATCGTGAGGCGGCCCAAAGTCCTGCTTCGTAGCAAAGTGCATTAAACCAGCTTTCGCGGCTCATATTTCGTTGATCATCGCCTAAGATGAAAGGGCAGCGGAACTGCAATTCCCTGCCCACGGACACCTAAAGGAGGTAGGCATCATGTCCATGATAGAAGAATGGCGTCCCGTCGTTGGTTACGAAGGGCTTTACGAGGTGAGTAGTCTTGGTCGGGTGCGAAGTTTAGACCGATGGGTTCGAGCTAATTCTGGTCGCAGGAGGACTGGAGTTCGCTACTTTACTCCGTCTCCATCGGGGCGCAATGGTAAATACAAGCGAGTTCTTCTGCGCAACCCGGACAAGCAGCGCCCTGTTCATCACTTGGTGCTCGAGGCATTTGTTGGTCCTCGCCCAGAAAACTGCGAGGTTAGGCATTTAGATGGCGATCCCAGTAATAACAGGCTTGATAATTTAGCTTGGGGAACTAAAGCAGAAAATCAAGCCGATAAAGTCAGGCATGGTACAGTTCTTCGTGGTACGGCAAACCCAGCCAGCAAGCTTACCGAAGCTGATGTATTAGCTATACGCGCAAGCAACAAAAGGCAGGTTGATTTAGCTGAAATATACGGAGTAACTCAGCCCATTATTAGCGCAATTCGCTTGCGCAAGATATGGAAGCACCTCGATTAGCCTTCTTGAAAAACACTTATAAATAAAGCTCCTTTATCTGCTAGCGGTAATACTTTGTCGCGCAAATCAATATTACGAGCACGACAACAACCCATCGTTGGCATTAGCTTTTGATTCGGAGCCCACGCGCCTGGCCATCCAAGCGCACTAGATCCGCCATGCAGCATGATTCCTGCACGCCCATTATCCCTTTCTTGCCCCTCTAGATCAATCATGTCAAAACTGTACCAACCATAAGCCATGAGTGTGCGATCATAAGCAGGCTTGTCGCCCACCCGATCATAGTCTCGATAAATAGTGCCAACTTTATACAAACCAGGAGGACAATCACTGTTTTGAATGCGCCATTCAAAATCACTATATTGTCCACGAGCAAGACAAGGGATTTCCCACAAAAGCTTTCCTTCATAGGAAAAAGCTTTCATGGTTTCCACTGCATCGTTCACAATCAAATGCGAATCGCCAGCTTTAAAGCCAAAGTCTTGAGGACGTTTTGTGGGGCCAATCATGGTAAATTGCGTGGTTTCTGGAGTATATTCCTTCATAAGCTTTGAAAGCTTTGCAGGATATTCTGGATCAGTGGCATACGATTGCTCCTTGAGCATACGTGCCGCTGCATAACGATTTGGCGCATTGTTGACGCCTTTGAACTGACGATAGTCTTTATACCATCGCGTGATGAGATATTCAATGCAAGC